GAGAAGATTTGGTTAGCGTCTAAGTCTTCAGGTGTGTTTTGAACAGTAACTCTGAAGTCATACAAACCTCTGTCTCTACGAATCGCATCTAAGATTGGATTAACAGAATCTAAGAACTGTTGTCTTACTAAGTTGTCGTTTTGTTCGAACAATAATCTTACAGCTACTGCTGAAATCAACTTACGAGCTTGTAATAACAATCTTCTTACGTTAATTCTGTCAAGAGCTGACTCTCTAATTTGAAGAGTTTTGTTACCCCAAATAACAGTTCCAACGTCGTTGAATGTTGCGATTGGGTTAATTCTTCCTTTGTAAAGAGTATCTCTATCTTCTTGTGTTAATCTCTTACGAGCTCTAACCGCATTTACAACACCTCTTGTGTAACCCGCAGTTGCGAACCATGGGAATGCGATATTGTCAGTCAACGCGAAGTTTCTTGTCGCTTCAGCAGTTGCTGGAATATAGATTTGAGTGTTATTTACTGTATCACGAGTAAGAACCCATGGATAGTAAGTTGCGGTGTAATTAGAGTCAATCGCAGTATTTTCAAGATTATCAACCGCTTCTTGAGGATATATTAAATTTTCCATTGAAGTTGATGGTTGTAGTAAATTGAAGTCAGGAGTTGTACAGATATAGATAGAATCCGCTCTGTCGTTTTCAACAATATCAATTACTTGTTCTACTAAATCACCGTTATTAACATAATCAATACCAGGTGTAACTAAGACGTTAATGTTAGTTATTTCAGGATTAGCAAATGATTGAGCTCCTAACAAGTATGCGTAGTAATCAGTATTTGCGTAATCAACTGTGTTATCACCAACAGTGATTTGTCTAAATGCTCCCCATCCTGTTGCGTCTGTATATGGAACACAACCCGCTAACGCTCCTTGTTTATAACCTGTATTACCTAATCTGTAACGGTCTGCGTTTGTTCTGTATTCACGATAGATATCCCATCCGTCAAAACCACCTTGTACCAAGAAAGTAAACTTACGAGAGTATAAGAAGTAGTATGGACTAGTTTGTGATGTAGGTTCAGAATTAAATGAACCAGCTCCAACGTAAAATGCGGTTTGTCCACTATTTGAGTAAACATTAGCAATAGTTACTGAAGTCGCTCCACTATCCATATGGAAACCTTTAGTCTGTAATCCCCAACTTACGTGACTTGGCTCAGTACAAGTTGTTGATATAGGATTTGGCATTCCTTTGTATTGGAAGAAATCAGGGTCGTATCCTGGTGAATCAGATGAAAATGCCACCGCTGAAGAAATACCTAAATAAGTTCTTCTGATGTTATCACCTGAACTTGGAACCGCATTATCACTTCCATTAGATGACCCAAAAGGAGGGTTGTAAATAACTTCACCTGGGTAATCATATTTTGTTTTATAGATTTGAAAAGGTGATTTCGCTCCAGTATATTTACGAGTTATAAATCCTTCAAATCCACAAGGAAGAGCGTCAGCCGGAGCTTCATAATTAACCTCAACCATGATAAATTTAGATTTGATTGCGAATTCACCGTCTGAACTACCAACTTTTTTAGCTACATAGTTATTTTCACTTGGGTTCATACTACAGTTAGTGAATTTTTCTAAGACAACAGGATTAGAATCTGTGTCAAAGAAATCTCTAACAATTAAATCAAATGTTCCATTATTAAATGAAATATTTGCGATGGAAATTTTTATTTCAGCATTTGCGTCATTACCATCAGAAATTGTAAGAGCTTTAAATAATCTATAAACTAAATTACCACGTAACTCAGAAACAACCCATGGAGATTCAGGAGTTTGATATTTTTCCAAATAATAACCTATAGAATCTACAGAATTATTTCTAGCTTCAGGCAATGAAACTAAATCACAATTTAAACCTCTGATAAATCCTTTATTAAATCCATAATACAATAGAGTTGAGTATCTTTCTTCAACAAATAAAGGAACCTCTGTTCTATCTTTCGCAAAATTCTCAACCCCAAAAACTTTAGTTACAAAGTTCGCATTTGCAGGTTCGAATGATGTCTCAAAACTAAATGATGATGAGTCATAACTTAATCCTGAAATTACAAAAGTTGAAAAAGGATTTTGTGTTACTCCCGAATAACTTCCAGTACAAATCATTTTCACATTAGAAGTACCTGTAACTTGATATTCAGGTCCGTGTTGTGATGCTGAATAATTAGTTACACCTCTTGAACGAAGAGTCGCTATTACTAAATCATTATAACCTGAGTAAGTTAAACCTGAGAACCCGTAGTAATATCCCGACACTGTTCCTGAAAATTGTCCTGAAACACTATAAGCAGTACCTGAAAGAGCACTTACATTAGTGTAGAATGAATTACCATAATACTGTTCACCTGTTGCCGGTGGTATGAAGTTAGCGTAGAACCAAGCGTCGTTTGTACCTGAACAATAATCTATTGTTGTAGAATTAATAGTATCTACCTCAAATACATTTGTTGTTGCAGTTAAACCAGCAGCAACATTCGCGGTAACTTGAGTTCCTGAAACAGGTCCAAAATAGTAAGCCGATGATGCTGAAAATGAATTAGTTGAAAATATCGTAGATATTTGATTTCTTAAATCAGTTAAGATTGATGAATATCCTCCACTAAAAGTTGTGTAATTATTACTGTAATATGTATTACCTGAAATTACTGATGGTACTGCTGAAGTAAACTCTATTGATGCAGTTGACGCAGTAGAACCTGTAAAGTTAAAACTAAATGAAGTCCCTCCAGTTATTCCTATTGTATCACAATCAACGTTAGCAACAGTTGTAATAGACCAAGAAGGACCTGCGTCATAACCTGATAAACCTAAAACTCTTGTTACAAAAAGTTGATTTGATTGTTGTAAATACGATTTAGCAATGTATGCCGCCTCATATTTTGGGATTTGTGTGTTCACAAATTTTTCAGGAAGTGTACCACCGAAGTAAGTTTCAAATTCTCCGTAGCTTGAAATGAATATAGGTTCAAACGCTGGTCCTTTTAAGGTTTCCCCAACTATACCTAAAGTAGTAACTCCGACACTTTGTGAAACAAATGATAAGTCTCTTTCTGATGTATATACACCCGGCGAGACGAAAACTTTGTTTGATGTTGCCATGTTTATTTTAAATGTTTTTAAAAATTTATTTATTGATAAATATTGTCATTTTAATCAAAAACTAATGGGTCTACTAACTATTTATCAATCAGTAGGAATAAATTCTACCTTTTTTCTACCTTGGAAATTAAGAATATAAAAATATCCCCTGACAGTCATAGAATCCTAAAGGACTACTGTATGAAACACGGTTTTAAAATTCACAAGTTTTTAGAAAAACTAATTAAAGATAATTGTGAAGAAAAAAAAGATATCTACGGTGAAAATTAAACTATAAAAGAAATCATATTAAATATAGATTCCAAAGAGTTATTGGTTTTAATTATATTAACTGTAAACACATCATTTGTATTAATTTGAATCTCACTTTGTGGTAATTGTGAAATATTATTTCCGTAATAAAGACCGTTAATATAAAATTCATAACTTGAAATATTAACACTTCCTATAATTTTTATGTTTGATGTATACTCAAAAGTTTGAGTATATGCGGTAGTTCCTATTGGAAAGTTTACATTCATAATAATTTCATCAGGATTAGTAGGAAACTTTTGTTTTTTGACTTTTTTCTTTCTGTTGTCTAACTCTACTAACATTAAACTTCTACTGATTGCCGGTTTAACTTCATATTCTTCTTCATCACTTAAAAACCCTTGTAAAGTAAAAGCGTAGGACTGTATATAATATCTTCTTTTTTCAACATCCATAACTGATTCATCTGATATTTCGTCAAGTGTTATTGGAATATAATGTCCTTTAATTTGTGTATAAGCCTGACGAGACGCAAATTTTTCAATAACAATCTGATTAAATTTATTTAATTCTCTCATTCTATTACAGATAATTTTTACTGAATATTTTATATCAACAGGAACAGGTTGTGGAATGGTGTAAATGTCCATACCTTTTCTTTGTCCGTCCCATGTCGGAACCGCCGCGTAATAATATTGTTTTCTATTTGGTATGTTGTATCTTAATGATGGTAATGACCCGTATTTTACTTCAGGTGTTCTTACTGTTGTAATAATTGGTGGTTGAACATTTTTATCAATATTATTAAAATCCCAAGTCTGTGTAAATTGAGCCCAATTCTGAGTTGTCATTAATATATCAACAACCTTAACAATCTTTCCCCCAACAACAGTTTTTAAATCATCTTTAACAAAATCTAAAAATCCTCTATCCAAATCTTCATGTAATATAGATTTAGGTAAGTAAGTTCCATCCTTGTTAATATCTTCAAGAAGTTGTTCTCTTCTCTCATAACCAATAGGTGGGTATGTAAGAGGTAAAGTTTTTTTAATTTTCGGTAAAGCCATTATTTTTCTTCATTATCATTACCGCATTTATGACAAATATATGGGTCATTTCCTCCGTCAGATAAGTCCCAAGACCAACCACAATCACAAATTACCCTACCATCTTCTATTGATTCAACAATCATTTTCAATTGTTTTTCAGAAATAATAATTTTCATTTTATAATCCTCTAAATTCGTTTTCCATTACAGGAGATGCGTTTATTGTTCTATAAAATGGTTTGTATCCTGCGTACGTGTGTTTGTTATCTGAAACAACACGACCATCATTATTAACTACATAATATCTTACTTGAGTTTCAGTTTCGTAATACCCAATATAATCACCATATTCAATATCAATTTCCAACTCATCTAAATGTTTTTGATAAACAGAAATTCTGGCGTTACCCGGCTCCATTTGATTAATCTTACTTGTCCCAAGAAATTTATTTTCAGGGGCAACAATTTGTAGATAAGCTTTAAACTCAATAGGTGGTAAAAATTTAACACCATCAACGGAGGCTTCACCATATACATCATCAACATTTGTCTTCTGTTTGTCAATACGATATAATACAAGAGTGAAGTTCATATCGCCTTCTAGCCATTCTCTACCCATACTAATATCTAAGCTATAATCTTCCGCTCCGAAAAATTTACCTAATCTTGTTATTGGAACTATTCTATTTGACATATTGATAAATATTTCTTTTTTGATTATTATTATAGTTGTATAGTTAATTAAAATAATTTGACAACTTCTACAGGACATTTAAGTATTGAACAACAAGCAATATCTATTCTTGAAAATTATCAGGGGTCAAATAACTATATCCTCAAATTAAAGAAACAGATTGATTCAAATAAAAAGTATCTTCCAACGAGAGCTCAATGTGATTACGTTATTGATTACAATTCAGTAGTTCCAAAAGTTGCTAAAAAATGGGTTGAGATTGACTCATACTTTTCACAAAAACTTGTTGCCGACAATCCTTTTATTAAGGAACCTGATAAAATCTACGTTGAAAAAATTTTAGTTGAAAAAGATAAGTCGTATCACATTTGGGGTAAAATTTTTAGTGGTGAAACTATCCACGATTTTTGGATACCGAGAGCTGCAGTGATTAAACAATACACCGAAAACTTGGTTGATGTTGATTATACAAAATATGAAAACCGACCACCACTTGCTCATCAAAAAGAAGCGATAGAAAAATTATTAAAGAACGATAAGTTCATTTTGGCGGATGACATGGGACTTGGTAAGACCACTTCTGCGGTGATTGCTTCATTAGAAAGTGGTACAAATAGAATTTTAATCATATGTCCGGCATCTCTTAAAATAAATTGGGAAAGAGAAATTAAAAACTATACCGACAAATCAGTTTATATCTGTGAAGGTAAAAAGTTTGAATTGTCGGATTACGTAATTGTAAATTACGATATCCTGAAAAACTTTCACGACCCAAAAGATAAAGAAAACTCAATAATTCTTAATTCAAAATTTGATTTGGTTATTATTGATGAAGCCCATTATGTTTCAAATGCTCAGGCTCAAAGAACAAAGATTATAATGGATGTAACCAAAAACATTAAAAAACTTTGGTTATTAACGGGGACACCAATGACTTCTCGTCCCATGAATTATTATAATATCTTAAAACTTATTGATAGTCCTGTGAGTCAAAACTGGCAAGCATATGCAATTAGATATTGTGGTGGGTATCAGTTTAGAGTTGGTGGTAAAAAAATTTGGAATGTGACAGGAGCATCTAATTTAGAAGAATTAAGAGAAAGAACTTCACGTCAAATATTAAGAAGATTAAAGACTGAAGTTTTAGATTTACCTGAAAAAATTATCACACCTGTTTATCTTCGTTTAAAATCAAGATTGTATGAAGGGTTGATGGGTGAGTATTATGATTGGTATAATAATAGACAAGATGAGTCAAGGTCTCTCTCAGTTCAGTTTTCAAAACTTATGAAAGTAAGACAGGTAATTGCTGAAGAAAAAATATCTATTACAATTGAACTTGCCGAGAACATTATTGAACAGGGTAAAAAAGTTATTATCTTCAGTAACTTCACCGAACCTTTAAAAAAGATACACGAACATTTTGGTAAGAAATCTGTTTATTTAGATGGGTCAACATCAAAACCTGCAAGACAAGATGCTGTTGACAAATTCCAAGAGAGTGATAAAATACAAGTTTTTTGTGGTAACATGAAAGCTGCGGGAGTTGGATTAACACTTACCGCTGGTGAGGCCGTTATTATGAACGACTTATCATTTGTACCTGCTGAACATGCCCAAGCTGAAGACCGAGCATATAGATATGGACAAAAAAATTCAGTTTCAATATACTACCCATTATTTGATAACTCTATTGAAGGAGTTATTTATGACATTCTTACAAGAAAGAAACAAATAATTGGTACGGTTATGGGTGATATAGACGAAAGTTCTGTAGATATTGTTGAACAAATACTTAACGAAATCAATAGTAAGTAAGTATTTATAATTAATGAAATCGTTAAATATAATATCAGAGTCATTAGTTAGTCGTTTGTTAGGAGAGGAAACACAACCTGAAACCAAATTTTTTATTAATGAAATGAAAACCATTGGTATTGATAAACTACCTTATGGATACGCATCGTTAAGAAGATTTATTGACCCTGAGACAATGAAATTTCATTATCAAAAACATTATAAGGGATATGTTAAAAAATTAAATTCAGCTCTTCGTAAAAAAGATTATGGTGATGTTGAATTAGAGAATATTGTTAAACAAATTTCAAAGTATAATACAACAATAAGAAATAACGCAGGTGGAGCATTTAACCACGCATTATTTTGGAAAATGTTATCACCCACACCACAAAAACCAAGTGGTGAAGTGTTTGAAAAGATTGTTAAACAATATGGGACGTATCGTAACTTCAAAACTAAATTTGAAGAAATCTCAAGAAAAAGATTTGGTTCAGGATGGTGTTGGTTAGTGTTAACTGATACAGGTAGATTAAAAGTTATGTCCACCTCAAATCAGGACAACCCACTTATGAATATAATAAACAAGGGTGGTTTTCCGTTGTTAGGTTTGGATTTATGGGAACATGCTTATTATTTAAAATACCAAAACAAAAGAGACGAATATATTGAGAATTTTTGGGAAGTAATCAATTGGGAATTTGTTAACGAATTATACAAATCAAAAACTGAAAAAAAATTGAACGAGTCAACTTCACAAAAAAAACTTTTATACGAAAACGTATCTGATTATTCAGATATTTTTAGTAACAACAAAAATGTCCTTTGGACTTATAGAAGATGTATTGATAATACTTTGAAGAGAGTTTTGTCTGATAAATGGAATGAAAACAATCAACACTCTGAAGGTTCATCTTCAGGTATCTACGACTTGGAACAACCAGGTCGTTCAGTAATCAATAAATTAAACACAAATTATATTGGATTTAAAATTTTAGTTGATGATTTAAATGTCGTGCTCACAAAAATAAATAAACCCACATTAAATTTTATTGGGGTAACACCTTCACAACAAGTAGAAGAAATAAATAAATTTTGTTCTTATTTGGAGTTTTTTGGTGAAAGAATTTTTAAAGGGTCTAAAACTCTTGATAAGATTATGAAACTTTTAAATAGAACACATGACAAAGGTGGTCAACTTGAGGAGTATGTCGCAAAAAAAATCAATCAAGAATTTGGTGAGGGAACTGCTACTGTAGTAGGTAGTCTAGGTTCAAAAGAAGATTTTGCGGGTACTGATTTAACAGTAAATTTTGATAACAAAATACAAAACGCCCAAATAAAACCAATTTTAAGTATGGAAGTAATTGACGGTTTCTATAATATTAAAATTAAAGGGTTTGTTAAAAAATTTAATACCGACTTATTAATTTTCTCAAATATTAACAAAGAAGTTTATATTTTTAAAAACAAAACTGTTGCTTTTAGTTCAAGTATGTTTAAAATCCCAACACAAGATTTAATTTATACTGTGAATTGATATTTATATAAAAATATCACTTCATGAATACAATAATCACAGAACCTTACAGAAGTCAACTATATACAAAAGTTAGACACGTACTCGGAGCACCAATTCGTTCAATTGAATTAGAAGATGAACAAATGGACTCAATCTTAGAATTTTCTATCGGGGATTATTCCCAATATGTTCAAGATTGGTTAATTGAGTCACAATGGACTTCATTATATAATTTAAATTTAGATACACAATCATTATCAAGAGCATTTGTAACTAAGAGTTTAGATTACGAAAACAGATACGCACAAGCGTACTCTAAAATAGTTGGATTACAATCATCCCCACTTGGTGATTGGGAACTTAAAAAAGATTACATCACATTAGTTCCAAACCAACAAATTTATGAAATTCCCGCAGGTCGTGAAATCAATGAATTATTATGGTTTACACCGGCAACTCTAAACAATGTTTTATTTGACCCATGGAGTTTTGGGGCCTTAGGTGGTACAGGCATTGGTGGACCTGGTGGTTTTGCTCAAATGGGTGGCTCGGGTTCATACTTTATGACATCCGCATTTGATATGTTATTAAGGATGCAAGAGATTAATATCCAAAGAAGAATTATTGGTGGTGATTTAACTTATAGAATAACAGGATTACCTAATGGTAAAAAGGCAATTCATTTAATGCAAACACCTGGTGGTAAATTTGACTTTGGTAGTTCATCATTAAACCATCACCAAGTATGGTATTGGTATTACGATGTTGGACCTCAGGATAGAGATGCTTGTTTAGCTGCAAATCCTGATATTATTAAACTTCCTTCAGATGTTCCGATGAATTCAATTGGTTGGGTTGACTTAAATGACCCCGCACAACAGTGGGTTAGAAGATATTTTGTCGCAAGTTGTAAAGAAACATTATCAAAAGTTAGAGGAAAATATTCGGGTAACTTAAAGACACCTGACTCTGAATTAACAATGGATTACGCAACTTTAGCAACTGAGGGTAAAGATGAAAAAACAAAATTGATTGAGGAATTAATTGGTGCCGACGGTAGATTGACAAGATTAAGACCTGAAAAAATAATGGAACGTGAGGCATTAATTGCTGAAAATCTTAACAAACAAATGAAGTTCAGAGCGTTCCCAAGAAATATGTATGTAATATAATTTTATGAGTATACAAAAATCAATTCCGATGAGACGTGTTATTGGGAACCAAGTTTTAACAACATCTGAAGTATGTATGGTTTCAGACGAAAGTTATACAACAGAAGGTGAATCAGTGGTTATTACAAAAGAATTAGAATTAATTGAGGTTATTTTAAATCATAACAATACTGACCACGTAATTGTTAAAGCACTTACAAATACAAAAATCAAACCCATTGAAGGTTTGATTGATGAAGAGTATAGTGAAATTAATATTGAAAAAGGCGCTTGTGTTGAACTATATTATGCATTTGGTTCATGGTTTGTAGTTTCCTCAGACGGATTAAAACAATCATAAAAAAAAGGAATATGTATTTTTAACATATTCCTTTTTTCATTATACCATCTCTTCCCACCCTTCTTCTGCAAGTTCGTAAATGTATTCAGGGTCAATTCCTCGTTTACCCCAATATACCATTTCTTGGTCTGTAATAGTTAACAAATCTTCAATACTATCTTGGTCACCAGATTCAAAAGGAATACCATTTGTTAATTTACATTT